ATGCGTTTCATATGCGTGAAATCTTTGTCAGATAATGCATTCCACCAATCTTCAGAAACTTTTTCTTCACTCAATACAGTTGGATTTTCATAATCACAAAATCCAGAATCAAGTGCGGGAAAAATTGTGCAATTAGATTCGTCCAGAAAAGTTCCAACACTTTCCAGATATGTCAATGCGGGGTTGTTTTTTAAAGATTTATTGACTTTGTCTGCAAAGTCGTTTGTCATAGTTCTTATATATATTTTACTCATTGTTTTTTATTTTTATTTAATTATTAATTTTTGAAAGTTTTTTATCACATCATGACTGAAATATTTTTTTATTGTATATAACGAATCATTTACTGCAAATTGAATTTGATTTATATCGTCATTTTTGATTGTAATATTCCCAGTCCTTGTGTCACGAACTTTTTTTCTAATGTCCCTAAAAACATTTTGTGTGTCACGGTTATAAATGTTTAGACCAATTAGGTAAGTCAATGCAATACTCATCGTGTATGCGTTTTCTAAATTTTCGAATTTAATTCTCATGTTTGTTGTTTTTAATTATTATTTGTTTGTTGTTAAAAATACTTTTTTTGTTTTAAAGGTAATGTCCTTATTTAAATACTTTTTATAGTTTTTTCTAGCTGATTTGATAAATTGAACCGCTTGATAATTGTTTTTAAATTCCAGTTCATTTCCTTTTTCGTCTGTTACTAATATTATATATTCCATTTTGTTTTAAATTTAAAGGGGGGAATCTCACCCCCCGATTATTAATCAAGTTTCTAGTAATTAAGCGGAAACAGTTGTTGTCTTAAATATGACAATCTTTTCCAGTTGTCTTCTTGCTTTTGAAAGATATATCTGATTCTTTCGCCAGTTGTCAATTTTTCTGTTATTTCTGCACGAAGTTCAGAATTTTCATTTTCCAGTTCGTCCATTTCTTTCATGTTCTTTAACCAATTGTATGCTTCATTAGAATATCCAAGTTCGAATCTTCTTAAAACGATACCGTTCTTTTTGATTAAGAATCTGTCTTCGTCATCGCTGAAAACCATTCTGTAAGTTCCAGTAGTTGTGTTTAAAACTTTGTATTCAGTTTCGTTGTTGTTTTTTAAATTTTTCATCGTTTGTTGTTTTTGTTTTTATTAATACTGTAATATTAACATTTTTGTTAATACGAAGCAAGAAAAAAAGTAAAATATTTTTTTTTCCAGATAAGGCGAAAAAATTTAACAAAAAAAATTTGGAAATGTCATTTTTTTGATTTTGAAAAAATTTTAGTGTTTTTTTTAATTTTCTACGAAGGAAAATTTTGATTGTTGAACTTTCTCGGTTTTTTGATATGAATATATGTCAAAGGGTGTAAAGTGCGGGAAATCGCTTAAAAATGCCCTTAAACACGATTTTCAGTGTTTTCATCAAAATGCGGTCATTTTAGTGGTTTTTTTGCCTTAAATTTTTAAGATCAGTCAAATTCAGATTTAATAAATGTGATAAATTCCGCGATGTTTGTTCGTCATTTTGAAGCTGACCGCGTATCGTAGCGCGTCAAGTGAATGGTTGAATGCGTCACATGGCGTTTGCGACTTTTTTTCTAACCAGACATAATTGTTCAGTTCTTTAATCATGTCGGTCGATTCTGGGTCGATTATTAAGTCATAATCTTTCAACATAGATATTCCAAATGTGACACTTCCTTGTCCTTTGACGGCGGGAACTATATTGCAATATGACCGCAGTTCATTAATCAATCTCGGTTCGCTAGAATCCGCGACAATAAGTCCAGAACCCGCAATGCGTTTGTTTAGTTCGCCGATTTGCGATGTGGTTAAATGCGGTTTGTAATAATGTAGTCGAACATAAATCTTTTGATTGTTGTCATCAATGTTTGCTTCAATCAATGTTGACGGGTCATTGCTGAATCCGAAATCTTGTCCAAACACTGATTTGCTGACATGTTGGAATTCGCCTATTGTCCAGTTGTCGAAAACTACTCCTTCGGCTTTGTCTAGCCAACCGCCAAGAATCTGGTGTTGATATTTGTTCGGTCGTCTTCGTTTTATCTTTTCAATGCTATTGATGTACGACTGCGACAAGTTGTCCAGATTGTCAAGATATGTTGTGTGAACATATGTCACATCATTCTTTGTTGTGCAAGTTCCTTCATTGACTGCATTGTCTTCAAAGAATCGTTTATAAATCCAGTGTTCTTTTGTCGTAGGATTCAGAATCAGAATCACACGGTTATCAATCCCGCGTTGTCTGACTGACATATCTATCTTGTCAAATGTTTCTTCGTCTGTTAGTTCCTCGGCTTCGTCCATGACCCAAGTTGTCAATCCTTGCAATGATTTAAGATTCGCAGTTTGCAATCCAGAACTTGTTTTGATTCCTCGGAATAGTATCTTCGAACCCGTGTGAAGATTAGTGATTTCGTCTTTGGTAACATCAAACATGTGGTTCAAGTCAAGCATGTCGATCTTTTCTTTAAATTCTGGAATGATTGAAATGTGTGCTGACCGCAGTGTGTATCGTGTGAATAGGATTGTGTGTCCGCGTTCCATTGTTAAGTAAAGGATTGAGAATGCGACCGCAAATGATTTTCCAGAACCACGACCACCGCTGAACAAATAGTATCTGGATAGTTCGTCCCAAACCAGATATTTATGATTGATTGTGACTTTAGCTTGTTTTGATTCCACGCATTAATTCTTTGAAGTCAACAGATATTCCTTCGCTTGAATTAATATCGACAGACGCGGTTGCTTTTCCATATGCCGAATCCATTAATTGCTTATACGCTTGGACATCACCTTTGTTTGCTTTTTTGATTAGTGCTAATGTCATCAAATCTTCTTGTGTCAATTGTTCTGCAACTTGTGTAATTGGGTTGATAGAATCATTGTGTGTGTCAAGCCATTTTCGTGCGATTGTAGAACGGTTCAATGAACCTTTGGGTCTTCCACTAGGGTTGCCCGATTGTCCCTTCTTAAACGGTTTTAAATTGCTTTCGTTTGCCATTTGTGATGTGTGTGTTGTGTGTCGATAGATGTAAAAATTTTCACTGTATCTTCACTGTTTTTATATTTTTTAGTTCTTTTAATTAAAAACTGGATTTGATTCTTTTTGTTATTTAGATTAAGATGAATTAAACAAGCGATAGATTTCCAGTGCCTTCTTTAAGTGTTTACAATAATCATATGCATATTTATTATCATTGTTATTTATTGCGTCCATTATTAATTCGGTGTGTCGTATTATCGCGTCATAATCAACATTTATCTTTGGTATTTCTTTTTTATTTGGCATAGTTAGTTAATCACCTTATTTGTTTTTAATTATCTATGTTTGAATATATAAGTTTCTTTATTTTGTTTGGAAGTGTGTCAATCTGATATTTTAAAACATCATATTTCAATTGTAGTTTTTCAAACCTTAATTCAATCGGTTCAAGATCAGTGTCATTTGCAATCTTTGAATAAAGAACTTTAAACTTGGGTTCATAGTTCATTAACATCGGAAAAATGTTATTTAAAGCGTGAAGAACTGTCGCATGGTTTTTTCCTATACTGTCACCGATTTCTTTTAATGTTTTGTGTGTCCTTTCACGGCATAATTTAAAATATATTGTTCTAGCATAAACATGGTCACGGTCACGATGTGGTGAAACAAGTTTTTTACCAGTTTCTTTTTCAATTGTTAATTGAATCTTTTTCATTTCTTTCATTTGTAACATTTATTTTAATTTTTAAGTTATTTAATTCTTTTCTGTTGGTCAACCTCACTATATTGACAAGATGAAAAAATTTCGCCCATTCCAGACCCAATTTAATGCCTTCACATTCCAAATAAAGTTCTGCGCGTTCATAATGGGACAACATTTCTTCAATTTCGTTAAAACTTGCACCATTTTCCAATTCAAAAAGTGCAATTCCGAAATATTCGTTAATAATATCATTTAATAGTCCACTTCCCAAAATCCAAGTTTCAAAATTCTATAACATTCAATAAATTTTTCCCTTGCTTTTGATTTATACACTTGTTTGAACAGTTTAAACACTTCTTTTGTGTACTGATAGCGCGTTTTAGCGTGTTTTAAGACACTTTGAGCGCGTTTTTGTCCATAACCCTTCAAATAATTCACATTATCCGCAGAATCGCCGACAATCATTTGTTTATAAAAGTTGTGTCGTGCCATTTCTGGCGTTACATCATAAACAACTTTATGTTTATGGTGGTAATTGTAAATTAACGCGGGGATTTGCATGTAATCTTTGTCAAGTGACACAATCATTACATTTTCACGACCGATTTCTTTTTGCAAACGATTCCACATGATTGCAATTAAGTCATCAGTTTCAAATCCATGCGCTTGTTTGATGTGGTACATTTCACAAACCGCTTCAGACAGTTCGTCAAAAAAATCTGGTTTGCTTTTGTCCTTGCGATTTGCTTTATAAGTTTTTGAAAGTAACTTGCGATAATTTCCACGGGATTCGGCACAAGTCACAATTTTATCAACACCATAATGTTCGTCAAGTCGGTTAATAATTGCCATATATACTTCATCAAATTTTCCGACTGCTTCATCAAATGTTTCGCATTGATAACATGATGAATAAATTAATGAATCTGCGTCAAATAGAATTATCATAAAAAAATATTTCCGTTATAACTTTGTTCTTTATGTCTTATCCAGTCACCGACAATTGTTCTTGCGTGTCTTATACAAAGACCAAATTCTTCGGCTAATATTGGCGCAGAACCAAACACATTTGTCACACCCGAATCACGCAAGTCATCTAAAAATTCAAAATATTCCTTTTCCATTATTTTTCTGTTAATTGGGTTAAACATTCAAGTTCGATTTCGTCAATTGTGTCACGGTTAAACATTGACATCATTTCAACATCACTTCCGTTTAAATACATGTGATGTGCTTCAAAAGTTGCGGGTGATGACGGGTGGTCATAATCACCTTCTTCACCTTCGCAAAAAAATCCTTGAACTTCAAGTTGAAGTCCGTTGTGGTCTAATAATAAAATTTCTTGTTTATACATC